CTTCTAATGATTTTTCATGTTCAGGTAACATTGCTTTTGCTTGATTTCCTGCATTAATAATTCTACATAAAAATTCATTAAGAGCGCCAATAGCATATGCTGATTTAGCTAATGCAGCTTGTGCATCTGGATGTCGCATTTCATTATCTGACATAGCAAGACATATTCTTGTAGATTCTGCTTCTATGTACGCTTCATTAATTACAACTTTAAAATCAGGATTAAGCTGTAATCTATCTAAAGCTTCAGCTAATTTAATTTCTTCATTAGCTTCTTGTATAGAAACTTGTGTATTTTTAATGTCTTGTTCTAGTTCGTTCATAATTATTTCTCTTGGTTATTGGCAGCTTTTTCTGCACGTTGAAGGAAACTACGAATTAAAGCAGTGTCTACATCATTAGAATGTTTAGTTTGACTTGCTTCTTTATTATTAGCACTCTTTACTTTTTCTAAAGCTATATTACCTACTGCTTGTTGAAGCATTAATTCTTTATCACGTTCTTGTTTTACACCAGTTTCATCTTGAACAAAATCAAGTACGTTTTTATCAGCTTCTGTTCTAAGCTTGGCTGCTTTAGCTACTTCAGTATCTTGTTTAACTTGATTCAAACCAGCATTACTATTGTTTTCGTTAGCATCACTTTCAAGTTTAGCAATTTCCATTTGAAGTTTTTGTACAGTGAGTTCTTTTATTCTGGAGTAGATATAGTTAATACTACATCAAATTCACCAGCTAGCTCATCACGGCGTACTACTTTATATTGATCATTAGTAATGCGTACTACTTGTTCTTCAGATAAGAAAACTCCGTTGTAAGCAGAAATTTTCTTACCTATTTTTTCCATTCCAGTCGCTAATCTTCTAAGAATAGCACCTTCACGTTTAGCTGCTGAATCCAGGACACCTCTAGCACCTGTAGCAGTCTTACCTAATGCATCACCTGATAAGCCACCAGTAAAAGCTTTAACTCCTGTAAGAGACTCTGCATCTATGTTCTGCATGTTGATCATGTCATATGCAGATTGAGCTATTTCAGGATAAGTTTCTGTATGTACGTGTGTTCTAGGATCAGCGCCTTGTCTAAACTGATAGTCTTCTCCACGTTCACGTTTAAGTTTGTTAGTAGGATCAAGCCAGTTTTGTGCATAACCCATTTGACCACTTGCTGTTCTACCAAGAGTATCAATAATGCCCCTCATAAGCGCAGCAGCAATTTTTTGATTATCTACTAACAATGCTCCATCAGGTTCACCATAAATAGAATCTTCAACAGGCAAATAAGGTACAGTTACAAAAGGTACTTTTTTATCAGGATAAGGGGAAACCTCTAAACGAATAAGCACATCTCCAACCCAAGCAGCAATAATAGGTACTAATACACCATCTCCTTGAATATCCCAAAAACCAGAATACTCATATACCACCATTTTCTTACGAGCTTTATCTTTATACCTAAAATTACTGATTTGCATATCAGCATTAAATTCAGGATCGGATAATGCAGATTCATCGTCTGGTCTTAAATATTTTAGATTAAAATACCTATCATCTTTCTGTAGTGTAGACATATCAGAAAGAAAGCTATAAATAACAAAACCAGCGTTATCTACATCATCTAAACAAGTAGGATCAATGTACACATTGGCTTGATCGCATACTTCTACAGTAGGAGCATTCTTACGTACTACTATTCTTGTTTGCTCTATTTTATTTCCTGTAGCTACAGGTTTAAAAGGTATTCCAGTAGTACTATATTTATCAATCGCTACTTGTAAAAATTCAGGTACTTGTTCATAGTAACCATTAATGTTACTTTCTTTTAATGCTAATGCTTCTTGAATAGTCTCTACAAAACTGTAGTCAAAGTCATAGGTATATTCATCAACAAGTTCTGTAATTTCTTCCTCTTCATTTTCCCAGCCTAATTTAACAATTACAGTACCTGTATTTACTGCCGATCGTACATAGGTATCAATAAAATGATTTTTGTTAATATCGACATTAAATTGGTGATTTAGAACTAATGCATTCTGTTCTGCAGCATCAGTATCTTCATGGGTTTTACCCATCGCATTGTAGAGCTTTGTTGTGCTCAAAAAAGGTTCAGAAAGCGCCGGATACCGCCATTCAGCTTGCTTACGAATAAGTTGCGGGACTACATTAGATTTACCTTTTCTTTTTGGTTTGGCAGCACCAGTTACATGCAAATTTTCTAGGTATTCTGTTACCTTTTGCATCTGAGATTGTTGAAAAGGAAGCGCCTCTTCAAAATCGTGTTTTAAGTCTCTGAGACTGGGAGGATTTGCCCAATCTAAATCAATATCACCTAAATTATCACCAAGTTCAAACGTTTCTTCATTGGTATTATCTATCAATGTAGTGACCTATTTTTAGTATTAATCAGCAGTTTATTTCTGCATCTTAACCAAAATTATAGGAAAAGTGTCAATGTTGTCAATAGAACTACTTCGCCAGGGCGAGCTTAACGAAGGAATAGTACCTCAAAGAGGGTCTGAATTAGCTGTAGGGTACGACTTGTTTATGCCAGAATCAGGTAGTGTTTTAGCTATTCAAAAAACACCTACTGTAGTCAATTTAGGCGTTAAAATTCAAATACCTACAGGATATGGGGGCTTTATTATCCCTCGTAGTAGCGCGGGTACTAAGTATGGGCTCTACCTAGCTAATAGTACTGGTCTCATTGATCCTGATTACACAGGAGAATGGATTTTAAATATCTTACGTAGACCCATAGAATTTGAGTCTGGAGAGCTTGATTTGTTCTCTTGGGAGCGTGGAGATCGTCTATTTCAGTTCGTCATTCTACCTTGTCTCACAGAAGAGTTTCAGATTGTTGATAGCCTCGATGAGACTACTCGCGGAGATGGCGGATTTGGAAGTACTGGACTCAACGACATCATCAAATAATAGTACTATGGGTTGCCTTGAGGTCTACGACCTCTGGGCAACCCTATGTAATATATTACGTAAAACCATTAGCAGTAAATAAGCTAATTTCATGGTTTGTGTCTATTTGTAAACCTTCTCCCTGTAGCCTCTGACACTCTTCTTCGTATTTAGAAGCATAATAGTTTCCAGAGTGATGTTCCTGTTGCATTCCCATAGGATTGAACACACAACTGGCTACAAAATAACAGATAGCATTGATGTACTCATCTGGTAATTCCAGCTCTACTCCTGAAGCCATATAAGGAGAGTCTTCTTCTAATATTTTATGTGCCGCTTGATAATGAACAATGACTTGTACCAAAGGCTGATTTTGTAAAGGTTGATCTATCAAAACTAAGGGTACACACAGACTTGTCATATTAGGAGTACTCAATGAATTGGATACTCCTTTTTTATTCAAAGGCAATGGTTTAGTTTGATCTGAACCAAACACTTCTTCTATTTTAATAATATCAGATACAAACTCTTTAAGATTATAAGTTTCTTGGCCTGATACCATTTGAATAACTGTAGTACTTTGCTTTAATCTAAAGCGTTTAAATAGTTGAATTAATCCTCTTTCAATACTAGGAAATAATTTGACTTTATCTTCTTCACATAGTTCTAGTATTTCTCCTTCGTCAATAGTACCCATATCTAATTGTGAAAACTCAGATGTTAATAGCCCTTTATAAATATCTTCTAAATACATTGTAGTCTCTAATAAATATATGAATCGAAAGCAGTAGGTTCGTTTTCTTTTCTTTCTTCTTCCCAAATAGCGTCTGAGTTTAAACTCATAGCTTCGCTTTGTTCAGATGGTTTCCATGCGTCTATACAACTTAACATAGTCATAGCATCTATCCAGTCATCATTTTTAGATCTAAAGCCTGTTCTAGATGCTAATCGTAGTTCATCCATTGCTTCTACCATAGAGAATTCTCCTTTCTTTTCTATTGGAAAATACATTCTATGGGCAGCAAACCAAGGTTGAATAATATTAAATCTCTCTAGCTTATTAGTATTAGGTCTGATACCTGGTTGTCCACCATTTTTATCAGAAGCTAATTGAAAGAATATATTACGTTCCATTTGTTCTTTCATAATCCAAGGAACAAAACCTTGCTGTTGTCCTGAAACTTCTATGCCAACTAAGTCAGGTTTATACTG